TTTTTCTAAATGTATTGATTTTTATAAGAGAATACGTAATAAACAGTGTGTTCCCGAAATTAGAAATGATAACCTAGATAACACAGATGAAATAACACGAGATTTAAATTTATTAGGAATGATGAATGGGGGATAAAAAAATCGAAAAAACAAAAATATAAGAAATCGAGAAAATCGCGTAGGAGACGAAAAAGATGAAATGACCATTCATTGGTAGGAATATTGATTTAAATAAATTTAGCTAAAATAATTAAATGGAAAGAAATAATTTTTTACAATTTGCTATAAAAGTATCACGAAAACCACAAACAAATAAAATTGGGTTATTGTCCAGAAACCTTTTAAACCAGCAATGGGGGAGACATATATCAAGTTTTTTAGGACCTGGTCAACATAAAAAAGATTTGATCGAAATAATTAAAAAGACGACTTACTTTGAAATATTCATGTACAAAGAAAATGGGGAAGATATAAAATTAAAAGAAAAACATTCAGACAAGGAGTCGGACGAATCGGATGATTCTGAGTCAGATGCGGATAAAGTACATTGGTACTGGCGTATGAAACAACAAAAAAATATTAGAGATAGCCTTACGGTAGAAAAACTGGGAAGTTTTAAAAATTCCAAAATACTCCCTACTATGAGAGGTTGCTGCGTATTAATTTTGTTTGAAAATTTACTAATAGAATTCTTCGTTAGTAAAGAAACCGGCGAAACAATAAATAATTTATTTCCCCCAATACCAAACACAACACTATATAGAAAAATATAGACACGATAATTCCAAATATTTAAAATTATCCATTCAAACTAAAATATATTTATATAAATATGAACGAAACACTTGTAGAAGAAAAATCGCGTTTGGGAGAATACGAGAAACAATACATGGAAGAAGCAGTTGAGCAAAAAAAAAAATTAATCGACATATTAAGAAGTATACCAACTACCGAATTCCAAATAAAATACGACACCCTTTACGTACCGGAGGATTTAATGGAAGAAATGTTAAATTCGCTTTATAAAAATCCAGATGAATTGGGAGTTTGGGTGGATGGATCAAATTATAAAACTATAGATGAGGAAGAATGCGATGGTATAGTGTGGAGGTATAAATATTATAAATATGAAATACCAAACAATTATGGATTAAGCCCTCGACAAGAAGCCAGTATCGTATTTATATTTAGCGAATTTCAAATAATTATTTTTCCTGAAACAACAAGAAGAGCTGATGGTGACATACAAAGAATAATAACTCAAAGAGAATTAAACCTAATAAATATACTATCATTTTTTAAAAATCCCATTAAATATCTTCATGACAAAAACATAATCGACAACGCGGTTGCCGACAGAACGGTCGAAAGGCTTCAATATTATTATGAATTTAAAAAAAAAAGAATCGAAAAGGCAAATAGAACGTTCGTAGGATCAATAAGAAAATATTTGGGGTTTGGGAATAAAACACGTAAAAAACAGAAACGTAGAAAAAGATCGCGTACCCGATAAATTTGTTTAATTTCAAATATAAAAATCTAGATATATGGTTATGTGGGACGATGTCTTAAACGATTGGGAAAATGGTATTCCATTGAAATATCCAAAAGGATTAAAAAGATTTCAATGGAATACAAGTGTATTAAAAAAAGGAGCGCCCTTTAAACAATCTTTCAAAGAAGATCTGCGGTTAGCGCAAAACCAAGATTTCTCCGCATTTCAAGAACATATAAAAAAGTCACGAAATAAATATGTCGTTGCTTTTCCAAATTTATCCAAAGACAGTATGTTGGTTATACCAATGCCCGGTAAAAATTACGCCACGTTAAAAGATTTTATCGATAATGCTCCGAAAATTCAACAAGAGGAATTCTGGAAAAGGGTCGCAAAGGTTGCCAAAAAATTTGTAAAAGAAAACGGAGAAGCGTATATAAGTGTTCATGGATTGGGGGTAGATTATACACATGTGAGAATTGATCCCTATCCAAAATATTATGATTTATCTAGAAAGTCTCATGTCAAAATCATTTAAATATAATATAATAGTATATTATAAATGGAAAAAAAAGAGGAGGACGAAAAGTCAAAAAAAAACCTTTCACCTAAAAATAGATGCGAGATAAAGGAGCTCGTCGCCGATTTTTTATCTTCTAATGAAATGCGCGATAAAATACAAAATATAGCAAATAAAATTAAAAAAGGTGAAAAGCCCCCAGAACAAATTTTTAATATTATTTACACAGTAGATCCAAAAGAAGAAGAGTATTACGATTCAGAAGAAGACGAAGATTACGAAACAGAAGAGGAATCAGAAGAAGAACCAGAAGAAGAAGATGGTATATGGAAAGACACTGATATATTACATTTTCTATCAGAACATAAAACGAAGGATCCCCATAATAAAACTCTTCAAACATTTATCGATGTTTGTCAAAGTAAAATCAAGACAAGAGAAGAAAACGAACAAAAAAGAACAAAAAAGCAACAAGAAAAAAATGCGAAAACGTTTAAAGATCTATTAAAAAACAAAAAAACAGATGATGTTTCTTTTTTTACGGATTTATCTATCGCTGAACAAGAAAAACACATGGAAGAATTAAAGAAAATCAATGAAAATACAATTGTAAAGAAACCTTACAAGATAAATGTCCTCGAATCGAATATTCCGCCATCCATTAAATCTCTCGCATTGAAAAAAATCGATTCGCTTCGTTTTATCGACCCCAGTTCCGGAGAATACCACAAACTTCAGCATTGGGTGGAAGGGTTTATGAATATTCCCTTCGACAGTTATAGGAACCTAAATGTTTCCATCGAAAATGGGATTGAACAATGTGTCGATTTTATGGAAAATTCTCAGAAAATTCTCAATGAATGCGTTTATGGATTGAGTGACGCGAAAATGCAGATCATGCAAATGATGGGGCAATTTGTTTCCAATCCGAAATCACTAGGGAACGCAATCGCGATCAAAGGTCCAATGGGAACAGGCAAAACAACTCTTGTAAAAGAAGGTATTAGCAAGATCTTCAATCGCCCTTTTGCTTTTATAGGATTAGGTGGAGCAAGTGACGGGAGTCATTTGGAGGGACATTCATTTACGTACGAAGGAAGTAGTTGGGGGCAGATTGTTCAAATCCTCATACAATCAAAGTGTATGAACCCGGTAATATTCTTCGATGAATTGGATAAAGTGAGTGATACACCAAAGGGCGAAGAGATCATCGGTATTTTGACTCACTTGACGGATACAACACAAAATAGCCAATTTCATGATAAATTTTTCAGTGAAATTGATTTTGATGTAAGCAAATGTTTGTTTATTTTTAGTTATAATGACGAAAGTAAAATTAATCCCATTCTGAAAGATCGGATGTATACAATAAACACAAAAGGTTATTCGAGAAAAGAAAAGGTTGTTATTGCCAGACAACATCTTCTTCCGAAGATTTGGGAACAGGTTTCTTTCAATGAAGGCGATGTCGTGTTAGATGATTCTGTGCTTGATTATATCGTCGAAACAAGATGCGCCAAAGAAGAAGGTGTGAGAAGTTTTAAAAGATGTCTGGAAACGATATTTACCAAAATCAATCTCTATCGTTTAATGAAACCAAACACACAACTTTTTGAAGAAAAAACGATCCATATCGAATTCCCATTTCAAGTAACAAAAAGTGTTGTAGATAAGTTATTGAAATTAAATAGAGATGACACGTTTAGAGGATTGTATGTTTAGCGTCTGCGTTTTAAACGTTTCGATCTTGACTGTCTAGACCTCTTTGAACGTCTGAATTTACGTTATGATTTTTTATAACCACCAGAAGGATAATTAAAAAAATCATATCCTGGTAATCCATCTGGGTTTGACAGTGTTTTTGTTTTAAAACATAAATATATGTTTGATGGATCATCGTCTACATTACTAATTGGAAAATTTATTTCAAATTCTTCTAAATGTCTTTCTAATTCATATCTGCTAGTATCCATAGAAAACCTTCTTGTTATAACAGTATATGTTACAGAATATTCATAAAAGTCTTCCTCACCAGTTTCATTACTTACTAAATCCACTAATTTAAGAATTCTCTTGTATACGTCAGCGGGTTCTTCTGGTTCGCTATTCCACGAAATAAGTTTTTTATCATCTTTTTTAATAGTAAATGGGTAATTTTTAAATTTTGATAAATTTTTTCTAACTGTTTTTAAAGTTTTACAAATATCCATATATATAATATTATTTTAAAAATCACGTATTTGAAAGGCTACAAGCTGTGTTGAATTTTTATTGAAATTCATAACAATTCAATGCCTATGTCTTTTTACTCGACGTCTACTATTTTTTCTACGGCGTCTACGTTTTGTTTTACGTCTACCTCTTGCTGTTCCGGGCGTAGGATTGGGTGTATCTTCGTTCAGGTCAAATGCCAGCATAAAGGGGGATCCATCATCATAGTATTTTTTATGTGAAAAACTCCTAACCTCTCCTCCTCGCGTATATTCTACAACGAACATATTCCGGTCATACCCTTGGTTTGCGGGTCTAACTATTTTAAATTCCGGCAATTCTCTAACACTCCCATCTTGATAGAGCATTCGAAAAGTAAGACCTTAAAGGGGATGTAATAATTCAGACCCTTCTTGTAATTTATAAGCCTCTATTTTTTTGTTAAACCTTGACATATATTATTATTTTTTTATTTCACAGAGTACACAATAAGAAATATGGACGTTTTCCATATTACATTCGATATCATCTTCTACGAATTGATGATTACATGTTGTCGATAATCTATCTGTTATTTTTTTACGTAAAAGTTCAATTGCTTTGATATGATAACATTCTCCATGTAAGATAAAATGACATATCTGAAAAAAATTTGCGACAATTGGTTGAAAAGAAAACGTGGATCTTACAGAAGAAGGTAATAAATGATATTCATTATCGATATCCGCTTTTGCGTTTTCAATTTCCTTTAATAAAGACACAAAAAGATCTAGTTTTTTTTGTGTTTTTACCAAAAATTCTACCTCCATTTTTATTTATTACCTAAATACTATTTAAATATTTTTGCGCTTACGTTTACGTGAACGTCCTCTTGAATATAATTGTGGCTTATAAAAAACAAACCAGAATGGTTCTGAATCTATTCTTCGAAGGTAGTGTGTGTTTTCACCAATTTTATATGTCATTTGTTCGCTAGATTCAATGCTGCCGTCGGGCATCCTAAATAACATTCTATTTAAATTTAACAAATAACCATCTTTCAATAAAATAGTATTTTCGTCGACAATTAACTTAACGCACCCATCCATATAAT